TAATGGACTACTTAATCCTAAAGAAGTCTCAACAGGAAATTACTATATAGATTTATTTGATGAGTTACCTACATCATTAATATATGATAAATTATCATATGATAAAAGATTTAAAATGCATCAAGTAAAAGCCTATGGTTTTCCTTGGTGGGTTAATACATTCTATACTGACACAACAATATTAAACAAGACAGATTATTCCGGTTACTATCAAGAATTAAAAGGTGGTTTTTATCAAGGATTCTATAAATTATATGGTTACCCTTATGAGGTATTACCAACAAGACCTAAATGTGGGTGGTCGTTTGAAACCTACCTTAAATTAAATACTATTTGTACAGATATTAATGGACCGGATTCCCCTCTAATCCAAAAAGGACTAAGAACATACGGTACTTACGGTAATTGTTACAACACTAGTGGGTGGTATAAAAATAATAATAGACAGACTGGAGTTATAACACCATTATGTAGTGCAAATCCAGCGTCTTACACATATAGTTCGGTTGGTCCAGAATATACTTTTAATTATAGTGCGTGGAATGGGTCTGGAATGACTATAGGTAGAACAGATAAGTATGGTTTCTTTTTTTATAAAGGAATTAGAGCTGAAGATAAGTGGTTTCATGAAGATATGTCTTATTCTGCTTTTTCTGAGTGTGAAACTTTAACTGGTGAAACTAGTTGTTGTTATGAATGTGTAGAAACTGGTGTGGTTACTGATATATGTGATGGTCAAACAGGATTTACCGCTAGTTTAGAAGACCCAGTTAAATTAACAGGTGAAAATAAATCACCGACAGCTCAACATGATGTTTATAGTAATGCTATTGGATTTAGAATTACTGATGATATGAGAATTGGTTATAGAACTATTAGATATACGGGTGCATGTCAAACAACTGGAAGAACTATGATTGATTATAGTGTTGAAGATTCACCTACTAGTACCCCTTCTGAAATTATTTCTGACTGTTATACAGGCAGTAGTTTTAATTGTGGATATACTATAGAAGAAAGTTACTCAGAACCTATATGTGCTTTTATGACAAGAAGTGGAGACTGCTCATCAAACTGGATACAGGTTGATGTTGTATTTAAAAGAAATCTATGTTTAGAAGACTGTGAAATATACAATAATGGTGGGGTTAATGATTTGGTTAAGGTTAGGACAGACAGGTTTCAAAGATACGGTAGACACGTAGAGAGTTCTAGTGGGCCTTATGGTTGTCACCCAGAGGAACCTTCACAACCAAAACCAACCTGTAAAGACGAATATCCTTCTTTTATAGATGAAGCTTACTTTGATTTTACATGTCATGGAGCAAACGTACAAAGTTGGTTTGATGAAAAAGAATATAGAATGGGTACATTAACTTTCTATGTTAATGGTAGAAGAGTACATGAAGTTAAAGATTATGAAGAAATAATACCTAGACAACTAAATACAAATAAACAAACTCAGGTTGGTGTAGCATATAACATGTCTTGGGGTGGTGGTGCTATGGGACTAAGAGAAAGTCTTATCACAGATATGGAGGGATGTACTAGTGGTTGTTGTTCAGCTCTAACATCCAACACTAGTAGTCTAATACAATGGTCAGGAGAAACCGACCAAAGATTAATTATGGAAAATTTTGCCGGGTCTTTTATAGGGGGAATTTCACAAATGATGTACTATATAAAACCTTTAACACCTGATGAGATATATCATAATTTTTTAATAAATAAAAGAAGATATAAACTTATAGATTGTGAGGAGTGTAAAAACTGTTACGACGGTTGTATAGACTGTAATTTAGAAAATGGTCCACCTCCCCCACCTTGTTAAAGTATTAATTATATTTATATAATAAACAAATGGAATTTTTTATAAGAAAAGACTCAATAGAACCAATACTTAAAATGCAACTTGTACAGGATGGGAGGAACGACTTCCAACACTTTCATGACAAGTTAAGCAATTCTAGTATATACTTTTCAATGAAAGATGAAGAAACAGGAATACCTAGAGTTTTAAATAGAACAGCTGGAATAGTAGCAAAAGAACCAACTTCAGTAAACTCACCAACAGAATACTATATATATTATCAATGGACAAAAAAAGATGTTAAAAAAACTGGTAGATTTGAAGGGCAGTTTGTTATATATTTTCATGATGACAATACAGAGTTAATAGCTCCTATTAGAGAAAATTTGTATATTAACATATCCGATTCATTTGTTAAGTCACCCTGTTAATTTTTATTGATTAGTTTAATTTCTTTATCTATATTTGTGTGTAATCACATGCAAAAATTAAACAAAGAAAATATGACAGAAAAAGCCACACCAAAAGAGATAGAAGCATTTTTACTTGGTAATGACCCAGAAAAATATATTGTAGCATTAGAATATGGTTGGCGAAGTGGTAAAATCTATAAAATAAAAGAAGACCCAAAAAGAGGTAAAATTATAGAAACTGATACTTTTATTCCTTTTTGTTGGGTTGGTGATTTAAGTAAAAAAAATTTCTACAACGGTAGTAAACAAGCACAAAAAGAAGCTATATCTAAACATGGTATTTTAATAGAAAAATTACATACTGGAGATGATGAAAGATTAAACAGTGGTTTAACTTATTTAATAAAAACAACAAAAACATATAGAGACCTAGTAACTTTTTTTAGACAAGGTGGTATAAATCCTTGGGATAGTGATAACAGAGACGCTATTATGATTTTACCACCTATAGAACAATATTTGGTACAAAAAGAAAAAAGGTTATTTAAAGGATTTGAAGAGTATGATGATATTCATAGATTTGTTTTTGACTTGGAAACAACAGCTTTAAACCCAGAGGATGGTAGAATCTTTATGGTTGGTATGAAAGATAATAGGGGTTTTGAAAAGGTAATAGAAATAGGTGATAGTGAGGTAGAAGAATCCGAAGCTATATATGAATTTTTTGAAACTATAAGTGAATTGAAACCGACAATTATAGGTGGATATAACTCATCAAACTTCGACTGGAACTGGTTGTTTAAAAGAGCAGAAATACTTCAGATGGACACAACAAAATTTAAAACATTAAACCCAAATGAAGGGTATAAAATTAATGATGGTGTTTTAAAATTAGGAGCAGAAATTGAGGATTATAAACAAATAAAAATTTGGGGTTATAACTCATTAGATATAGCACATGCTGTTAGACGTGCACAAACAATTAATTCTGAAATAAAAAGTTGGGGGTTAAAGTATATAACACAGTTTTCTAATTCAGAAAAACCTAATCGAGTTTATGTTGATGGTGATAAAATTGCGTCTACGTATAGAGAAAATAAGGAGTTTTATTTAAATGTTGAAAACGGTAAATACAAACCAGTAGGTGGTGAGGGACTATTTGACATAGATAAAAAATTTCCAAAGATATATAAGAGGGTTGGTGGTGCAGAAATTGTAGAAAGATATCTAATGGATGACTTGTGGGAGACAATGGAGGTAGACGGACAATTTAACCAAGCCTCATTTTTACTAGCAAGTATGGTACCAACATCTTATGAAAGAGTATCTACAATGGGTACCGCAACTTTATGGAAAATGTTAATGTTAGCTTGGTCTTATCACAAAGGATTAGCTGTTCCAGCGAAAGACTCTAAAAGACCTTTTGTAGGTGGATTATCTAGACTTGTTAAAACAGGATACTCAACAAACGTTTTAAAATTAGACTTTAGTTCACTCTATCCATCTATACAATTAGTACATAATGTTTTCCCTGAATGTGACATTACAGACGCTATGAAAGGAATGTTAAAATATTTTAGAGATACTAGAATTATGTATAAAAATTTAGCTTCTGAATACTATACTAAGGATAAAAAGAAATCAGAATCTTATGGTAGAAAACAATTACCCATCAAAATCTTTATTAACTCTATGTTTGGTTCTTTGTCAGCACCACAAGTTTTTCCTTGGGGTGATATGAATATGGGAGAAAAAGTAACTTGTACAGCTAGACAATATTTAAGACAGATGGTTAGGTTTTTTATGGATAAAGGTTATGACCCATTAGTAATGGACACGGATGGTGTTAACTTTTCTTGTCCATTAGATGTGGAGAGTAGGTCTTATATTGGTTTAGGTAATAATGAATTAGTTAAAGAGGGTAAAAAGTATCAAGGTAGTGAGGCTGATGTTGCTGAATATAATGATTTATTCATGAGGGGTGAAATGGGGTTAGATACTGATGGACAATGGCCTTCCTGTATTAACGTAGCTAGAAAAAATTATGCTTTATTAATGCCTAGTGGGGTTGTAAAATTAACTGGTAATTCTATTAAATCTAAAAAAATTCAGGGCTATCTAGAAGAGTTTATTGATAAGGGACTTAGAATGTTGTTAGAGGGTAAGGGTAGTGATTTTGTAGAGTATTATTACGAATATTTACAAAAAATATATGATAAAGATATATTATTAGCTAAGATAGCAAATAAATCTAGAGTTAAACAAACTGTAGAATCTTACAAAAAAAGATGTACTCAAAGAACTAAGGCTGGTAATTTAATGGCTAGACAAGCACATATGGAGTTGGTTATAAAAGAAAATATTCCAGTTTCTTTAGGTGATACAATTTATTACGTAAATAATGGAACAGCTATGTCACACGGTGATGTACAAAGAAAAAAGAAAAAAGATGGTACTGAAGAAATTATATTAAATTCTTACTTAATATCAGAAAATGATTTAGAGAATGGAATGAAGGGTGAATATAATGTTCCTAGATATATTTCTACGTTTAATAAAAGAGTAGAACCATTGTTAGTTTGTTTTAAACCAGAGGTTAGAGAAACTCTATTAAAGAAAAAACCAGAGGAAAGAGAGTATTACACTAAAACCCAATGTGAACTAATTAATGGCGTACCAAGAAAAAAAGCAGACCAAGACTCATTAGAAGAAATTTTAACTTTATCACCAGAAGAAAAAGATTATTGGTTGAAGATGAATTTAAGTGAAAATTATTTTATGGATGAATTAGGAATTTTTGAGTCCGTCTGAACTAGTAATAACCCAACAAGATAATTCTTTAACAAATACTAATTCAACACAACTATCACCATCTAGTTCTATAGAGTCCCACTTACTATCTATTTTACCAACATCAGATACGATAGTAACTTTAGATAATGATTTAACTTTTACTTTTGTGTCGTTATTTGAGTCTAGTGTAAGTTTACATTCACCATTAACTACAATTAAATGTTCACCGTTAGTGGTGTAGTCTTCACTTATAACTTTTGTTACGGTATCAACTTCCTTACCTTCATCATAAACATTAATATCGTTTTTGTGTAAAGTTTGTATTAAATTTAATAAAGCAACGGATAATAATTTATATTGTATGTTATCTGGTCTTCCTTGACCATCGTAAATAACTAACTCCTTATAACCCATTTCATGTAGGTCTTCAGCCATTAAACCAAAACTATCTACACCATTTTCTAAGTATTTAAAGAAATAACTATTTAAATTTAATAATTTATCGTAGTAAGATAATTCTATTTTTTTTAAAGATTGTTTATACCTTATAGATGATGAAGCTCCTTTAACGACATTACCATTTTCATCTAATTGTAAATCTACAACACCACTCATAAGATTGGCATCTACTAAACCTAACTTATTTATCTGAAGAGTACTTGCACTTATACCCGGAGCAAAAGTAGCACCGCTAAGTATTTCCATTGGTGCTTGATTTAGTGCTATTACAGAAGACATACCTGTCACAGCTGAAAAAGCGGTTATTGTAACATTACATGACGCGGAAGTTGATGAGTAGGCCCCGACTACAAACGTATATCCAGTTGTACATGCACTACAACCACAAGCTGCCCCACCCTCCTCAATCCAAGAAGCTGGTTTATAAACAGCAAATGAACCATCACCAGTAATACCGGAATAAACATTTAAATTTTGTTCCATTAAAGTAGAACCAGAAAATCTAGCCGTAGTTTCTGATGGTTGTCTTAATTGTCTTGAGTAGTCTACTTTAGTATAAAAAGGCATATTAAATAACGAATATAGAACCAGGGTTAACAGGACGATACCCTAGAGATTTATTTAAATTTTCGGCTTCCAAAGCTTTTCTTTCTAACATTTTATCATTCCTTAAACGTTCAAGTCTAGTCATTAATTCTTCTATTAGTTTAGCCACTTCATCTTTAGATTCTGATAATAAATCAGAGTATTCCATAGTTAATTCTGAATCAGGTGTTTTTAGGTTACCTTGGAATTTACCTCTAACTCTACCTAACATTTCTTTAGCTTTAGCAAAAAAGTATCTTCTTACCCATGCTTGTGCTGGTGGGTTAAGTCTAGTATAAGTCATTTCTTCTAAGTCTACGTCACTTGGTAGTAATACAATGTCTTTATTTGCGTCTAAACAATCATCTCTATTTGCAGGACCTGAATCATAATACCAATACCAAACACGTTCTTGGTTATACATAATGTCACCAAAATCAAATCTACCACCAGGAACATTATATAGATGTAGATATTTAGGTCCATGTACACCACCAGCTCCAGCGGTTATTCTATAAGTTAAATCACCACCAATTAATCTATTTTTAAGATTTCTATCTTGCATTCTTAAAAGAATATCAAAAGCCGGCATTAAAAAGTAGGAACCTTGTATACCCATTTGTGCAAAACCTCCAGGACCACCAAGACCAAAACCACCACCTAAACCACCAAAAGCACCTAAAAATGGGTCTATAAAAGACTCATTTAGTTCTGCTCTACTATACCACATAATTTCATTTATTTCTCTACCAGCAGGAATCTCATATATTTGTGTACCCGCAGTTAAAGTTATATAGTCTTGTTTTAATTGGTATGGACCTCCAGCTTGTAAACCAACTATTTTAGAATATGCGTAAGTAAAAGAAGTTTCAAAATCTAGGTCTCGTGTTAAAAAAGCGTTAGTTAATGAAATAACATCTAGGTCTTGACCATAAATGGATGACCACTGATTTTCAATTAACCAATCTTGTACATATTGACCATAATCTAGTATAGAAATTTCTAATGCTGTATCTAACATTTCATCTTCTAGTTCCACACCTCGTAAAGGTGCACCTAGCATATGTCTAACTTGTGTAAATAATTTTTCTCTTTTTGCTGGTTCTATTGTTGCTGGCATAATGTGTCCTTTTTATATAAATACTTGGAAGTTGGCATTAAAAAAGGTCCCTTAGGACCTTTAATAAAATATGGGGTTAAATGTTTATTTTTGTTCTATAATAACACGTTTAACTATTCTTTTTAATGTATCTTCATTAATTTTAACAACTTTATCTTCTCTAATACCTTCTAGAGCATTATACATTTTTCCATGACCTTCAGATTGTTCATTTTTCTTTTCCACCTTTTTTTCCTTTTCTTTTTCTTTTGTAGTCATTTCTTCATCAACCATATCCTCATAAATGTCTTCTATATTACGAGCAGCGGTTTTAATTTTTTTTAAATCAGAAAAACTTAAAGTGTCGTCACCAGATTTATGACCAACTAACATAGATTTAAGCGTTTTTAAAGCTTTAAAAGCTTTTTTTAGTTCTGATTTAATATCCGAGTCAACCTTTTCTTCTGTTAACACAGTTAACTGTTTTTTAAGTTGTTTTTTAGTAAATTCTTTTTTGTTCATAACAATTGTTTCTATATAAATATAACAAAAACATGGTTTTTACAAACCACTTAAAATTTCACCTAAAATATCTTCTTCATTTATATTATCACCCATTACAGTGTCTATAACAGATTTCTTTTTATTAACTATTTCGTATATAGTTCTTTCTATCGTATTGTCATATATTGGGTACATACATGATACTTTTTTATCTTGTCCTATTCTAAAAGCCCTATCTTCACATTGGGACATATCTGAAGGTACAAAAGATAAATCATTAAATATAACTACTTCGGCCGCAGTTAAAGTAATTCCTACACCAGCTGCTTTAACATTACCAATAAAAACTTTTACTTTATCGTCGTTTTGAAATCTGTCTACACTTTCTTGTCTATCTTCTTTTTTCATAGTACCATTAAGAATTACAGATTCTTTTTTGTATTTTTCATGTAGTGTCATTAGTGGTTCGGTGAAATTAGTAAAGACTATAACTTTTTTATCCTGTTGTAGACATTGTTCTATTAACTGTATAGTTTCTTTAACTTTTTCTAAAGCTATAATTTGTCTGACCTTCATTAGTTTAGATAATTGTATAGACAATCCCCTATTTCTATTTTGTCTACGCCAATCTAAATATTCACCCATCTCTTCTTCATAAGTTTTAGATTTTAATTCCATATGTATGGGTGTTATAATTTTATCTGGTAAATCTAAAACATCTTCTTTTAGTCTTCTTAAAACTTTGTCATTAGTTTTATCACGAAGTTCTTCTAAGTTAGTAGCACCAAAAGTTAACCAAACTTTTCGATACCCCCTAAAAATTTGTTTACCATCACAATATCTCCTAACGTAATTAATCCAGTTATTAGCAACTCTAGACCCAACTAACTTTAATAAGTTATAATAATTCATAGGTCTAGAAGTCATCGGTGTACCTGATAATAACCATAACCTATCTATTTTAGAGGTTAAATTGTTAACTAATTTAGTTCTTTGTGCTTTACCGTTTGATACGTAGTGGGCCTCGTCTATGATGACCAAATCAAAGCTAGATTCTAAAATTTGTTTTTTCTTGTCTTTGTCCACAGGTAAAGAATGAAAATTTTTAAGTATGTCGTAATTTATAATAACATATTTACCGTCCACCCATTTCTTACCTTCAACTATCCCTACAGTTGCGTCTGTATAATTTTCTATTTCTCTTTTCCAGTTAACTTTTAAAGAAGCTGGACAAATAATTAATATTTTTTTTGCCTTACAACTTATACTAGCCATTATAGCTGAACTAGTTTTACCCAACCCCATGTCATCAGCTAGTATGTATTTTTTATTTGAGACTAGTTTTGTTATAGCTTTTTCTTGGTGTTTAAATGGGGGTCTATGTGCAAATTCAGTAAAGTCAACTTTTAAGTCTGGATTAGCTCTAGGAACTATCTGATTTTTAGGTACCCAAAAAGCATTTAAATTATCAGACTCAAGTATTTTACCCCACACATGATATGCTTTATCAGTTTCAGACAATAACTTTTCAATCCAAATAGATTTAGGTGGTGACTGTAAAAGTTTTGTAGACATATATTCTTTAGATAAATAATCATCTATTTCCATCCATAACCTAACAACTTTAGGTTTTTCTTTATAATTTTTATTTATATAATCTGCTTGTGAACGAGTTAATTTAAAACTTTTATTATTAAGCATAGTATTTTTGAGGCCTATAATATAGTTATTGGCCCCACTATAATCAGCTAAAGAATTCTTAGCTTTAATTTCTGGTGGGAAATTTTCCATATTAAAAATATAATAAAAAGAGAAAAGAAAGACAAATTATATTTATAATAAAAGGACACATTAATATGGCAAATAAAAAAATACCAATTACAAGAATATCTAAATTTTTTGGTTCTGAGGATTTTAAGTTAGAACAGAGTATGGGAATGGAGTGGTTACATGGTGATATGCATTTTACTTTGGTATTATTTAGAGTCGACTCTAAGCTTTCAGATGTAGATGATGTTTATGGTGAGTCAGGTCCTGAAGAAATTAGATATAAACCACCTGTGGAATTTAATGCTTATGTAAAAATAGACCCACCAAGACTAGATAGTTATGCTAATGGTTTGGTTAAGGATTTAGAACCCGGTAACATGACTCTAGGGGTTTACTTAAAACATCTAGAGGAATTAGATATAGATATTAATTATGGTGACTACATAGGTTATCCGGAAAAAGAAGATAAGATGAGATACTATACTGTAACTAATGATGGTAGGGTAACATCAGATAATAAACACACAATAGGTGGGTATAAGGCTTTTTATAGGACAATAATTTGTGCTTATGTAAGTCCAAACGAATTTAAAGGAATATAATGTCATTACCTAAAAAAATAAAAAAACACTTAAATATAGTACCAGGACCTATACAACCACATTACCCACAAGGTTATGATGGTACACAAGTACCTAATCGAAGAAAAGAATTATTTGATTTAATTAATGATGATGGTACCTTTTTACCAAAATCTTTATTACACGCTGATTTAGATAGAGGAATGTTAGATTTTGTCCAAAACGAATTACAAACCGTAACTAATGGTAAAAAGATAAATGTAATAGATAGAATATTAACGTTACAAAGATGGGCAGAATTTTCACAAACTTGGCAATTTAGTACTTCAGATAAAAATGTTGATTTACCATTTATAGTTGTGGTTAGGAATCCAGATGTACAATATGGTAGTAACCCAGCTTTACAATATACAATACCTGATAGAAAACAATTTCATTATGCAAAAGTACCTACTTGGGATGGGAATAGAAAAGGTTACGATGTCTACACCATACCACAACCCGTACCTGTAGATATTATATATGATGTAAAAATAATATGTAATAGAATGAGAGAGTTAAATACCTTTAATAAAATTACACTACAAAAATTTACATCTAGACAAGCTTACACTTTTGTTAAAGGTCATTACATACCTATAGTTATGCAATCAATTGGTGACGAAAGTAAAATAGATACCGAAGAAAGGAGATACTATCAACAAAGTTACCAATTTCAACTACAAGGATTTTTATTAGACGAGGAGGAGTTTGAGGTTAAGCCAGCTATTAACAGAAGTTTAGTTTTATATGGTTTTGACGAACAAAATAGAAAAAGAGAAAAGAAAAATTTAGGTGAAAAAAATCCTGATAAAGTTAGGACTGTTATTGAGTTTGATGATGTAACAACTATAAAGACAATAGATTATGTTTATAAAAATGACATTACTGTTATGAGGACTAGTAATATTGATAGTGTTACTTTTACTATTGATGGTGTAACTTTAGATAGTCCAGTTCAGGTAAATGGTGGTGATACTTTAACAATTACAATAACTAAAACAAATCCAGGAAGTCCATCCAAACTAATAATCCAAGAAAAATTAGTTAGATAAACTATTCCATGTATATACCTTTTTTAGGTTTACATTTTTCAGTTATTAATTTTTCTACAAAAGCAAACATCTTTAACCCATTATTTTTACAATACTCTTTTAGTAAAGAATGAGACTTAATACTAATCTTTATATTTTTAATTTTTTGTTTTTTACTTTCTGAACGCATATAGTAAGGGTTTTTACAATAAATAACGTATAGTATGAAAAAAGTATGAATATTTTCATACAACAATCAAAATATCCACTTTTACTACGTAACTTTTGTGATTACCTGATGTATTTATAATAAACGAAAATAAATAATTTTTTAAAAAATATATAAAATGGCAGACGGTAATAAGGTATTTGTTTCTCCTGGTGTATATACATCAGAGAAAGATTTAACATTTGTAGCACAAAGTGTTGGTGTTACAACACTAGGTTTGGTTGGTGAAACTTTAAAAGGACCAGCCTTTGAACCAATATTTATATCATCTTATGATGATTTTGTAACTAGATTCGGTGGAACGTCACCAGAATTGTACGTAGATTCACAAATCCCTAAATATGAGTTAGGATATATTGCAAAATCATACTTAAGTCAATCAAATCAACTATTTGTAACTAGAGTATTAGGTTTAAGTGGTTATGATGCTGGACCTTCTTGGTCAATTCAGACTATAGGTCAGTTAGAACCATCGGGTCTTGAGCATTCTTATTCAGCTTTGACTTCTTCTTCAGGACTTACAGTACCATTTTTCATACCACTTACTGGTGATAGTTATTATTCTGGTACCACAGTTGGTGCCGATGCTTTTACAAGTGCTGCTCTTACTACACCGTTTTGGACAAGTATACCTTCAGAATTAACAGGTATCGATTTTGGTTCTTGGTCAGAAACAGGACAAACTATTACATTAAATGACGGTTCAACACTTTCATCATTTAATCAATCATTTTTAAATTGGGCACAAGAGTCTATAGCACTTAGTAGTGATACTAATTTTAACACCGCTTTATCTTCTGGTGCTACCGGTGGGTGTACATATGGAGTGGACCCATGTATACCAGTAGCCTTAGACGGTACCATATATCAATATGGTTGTATACCACAATATTTAACTGACACAGCAACTGGTATAACAACAGATTCGTTATCTGCTTATACAATCGCAAGTGATGGAGCAACAGCTACAACTACTTCAGTAACAAATGTTTTATCAACAAATTGTGCAGACTTAACTTCTTATGAAAACGACCCTTGGTATTACGGTTTATTTGAATACACTGGAAGCACTCAATGTTGTACAGGTACAACATATAGTGGGTTATCATACCAACTATACTCAAGTGGATATACTCACGGAGTCGGAGAGGCGATGGAACAAGCTACTGGTACAACATTTGATAGTACTGGTGGTACAATTGTTGTTTTATCCGGGTATGCTGTATTTGATATTATAAACTACCAAGGAGTAACAGCTAATACAGAATATGATGGTATGGACATACTAACATTTAGGTCTAGAGGTTTAAGTTCTCTAGGTAGTGGTGGTCCAGTATACGCAATAAGTGCAAATACAGTAGGAAATGTAGAATTTGATTGTAGTGGTTCTTATGAAGCTGTACTTGAAGACCCATTTGCTACATTTGGAATTAGTGCTAAAACTGATGAGGGTAACGTTTATACTTTTGAAGCTTCTATGTCTAATACGGCTCAAAATTTTGCACCTAGAGTGTTTGGTAGAACTCCATTTGATAAGAAACAAGTAGACGTACCTATCTTTGTTGAGGAGGCTTACCCAACACTATTAAATATAGGAAGAAAATTAGGAAAAGTTAGGGGACTTCAATGTTGTCTACAATACCTACCAAGTGCAAGAGCTGCAGTAAACACGAACACTATAGCCTGGTACATGAATCAATGGGAAACACCTGAAACACCTTATATTGTATCTGAATTACAAGGTACTGATGTATTTAGGTTATTTAAATTTGTTTCTATATCAGACGGTTCAGCAGCTAATAGAGAATATAAAGTATCTATTGTTAACTTGTCTTTTGAGAGAGGTGAGTTTGATATTATAGTTAGAGATTTCTATGATACAGACGCTAATCCTGTTGTATTAGAAAAATTCACTAGATGTAGTCTAGACCCAACTAAAGTATCTTTTGTTTGTAGAAAAATAGGTACTTCGACAGGTGAGTTTGAATTAAAATCTAAGTACACTATGATATACCCAACAGAAGCTTTACTAGATGGTACCTATACTGGTTCTTTACCGGCTGGTTTTGAGGGGTATAGATTTAGAAGATATGGAAATTGTGGTGTAAACCCAAAAATTGTATATAAAACAAAATATTATAACCCAGGTGAGATAGTATTTGACCCACCATACGGTTCAGCTACAGGTAATAACGTAGTAAGAAGTGGTGGTGATAAAGTAAGTAAAGTTTATCTAGGTGTGTCTGATAGTACTGGTGCTGGATACGACGCTGACTTCTTTGACTTTAAAGGTTATATCCCACCAACAAACATTTGTACAGGAACTGCTGGTTCACAGTGGGAAGTATTAACTAAAGGATTCCATATGGATTCTGGAGCTACAGTAGTAATAGGTGGTGTAGGAACTTACTTGAATTGGTCTTCTACAACTTTAAATGGTGAATCTATCTTTGATTGTGGTGTTGGACAATTTAATACAGAGCCTACTTTAAGTACTGAACCATATAAATCTTTAAGGTCACGTAAATTTACGGTTGCACCACATGGTGGTTTTGACGGATTCGACATTTACAGAAAAACTAGGTCTAATACTGATGATTATAGAATGGGTCTAACTGGATTCTTAAATGGAGCGTGTACAAGTTCAGATTTCCCAACAGCAACTGGTGACGGTTCATTCAAAAAATTAAGTACAAATGAAGCTAATACAGATTACTTCGCTTATTTAAGAGGTATAAATGAATTTAGTAATCCAGAATCTGTAGATATAAATGTATTTGCAACACCAGGAATTGATTATGTTGATAATTTAGGTTTAGTAAATGAAGCAATTGATATGGTGGAAACTGATAGAGCAGATTCATTATATATTACTACAACACCAGATTATAACATGTTTGTAACAACAAACTCAGACCCAACTAATCAAGTAACACCTGATGAAGCTGTTGATAATATAGAAGATTCTCTAATAGATTCTAACTATACAGCAACTTATTATCCTTGGGTTCAGATAAGAGACGCGGCTAACAATAAACAAGTATACATACCACCAACTGCGGAGGTAATGAGAAACATAGCTCTAACAGATAATATATCATTCCCATGGTTCGCATCAGCTGGTTATACAAGAGGTTTAGTTAACGCTGTGAAAGCTAGAAAGAAACTTACGTTAGATGAAAGAGATACATTATACGTTGGTAGATTGAATCCAATCGCAACATTTAGTGATACAGGTCCAATTATCTGGGGTAATAAAACTCTACAAATTAGAGAGTCTGCTTTAGATAGAATTAATGTTAGAAGATTATTACTACAAACTAGAAAATTAATATCAGCGGTAGCAGTAAGATTAATATTCGAACAAAATGATGATGTGGTTAGACAACAATTCTTAGACTTGGTAAATCCAATACTAGATTCTATTAGAAGAGACAGAGGTTTAACAGACTTTAGAGTTGTTCTTTCAAATGACCCAGAAGAAATAGATAGAAATGAAATGAATGGTAAGATATATATTAAACCAACAAGAGCTTTAGAATATATATTCGTTGAATTCCTAATAACACCTACTGGGGCCTCTTTTGAAGATATATAATATTTATAATAAAATAGTGAGATGAAATTTACAAAAAAAATATTGGTTGAAGCTTTAAATAAGAAGTCTACTGGTAATAAAACTTTTACTAATGGTAAAAAACAAAATGTAATTATTAGTGAAGAACAGTTAGAAAGAGTTTTATCAATTATTCAAGAACAATGGCAAGAAATAAAATTAGAAGAAGACGCTAAACCAGACTTTTTAGATTTAGATGGTGATGGGGACAAAAAAGAAACCATGAAAAAAGCAGCTAAAGATAAAAAAGAAATGGAAGAAGGTAAGAAAAAAGACCATGATGGTGATGGTGACATAGATTCTGACGATTATTTAGCAGCAAAAGATAAAGCTATTAAAAAGGCAATGAAAAAAGATGTAAAAGAAGATAGTGAAGGTGAGGAAACATATAACTATGGTGAAGATGAAGGTGCAGATGAAAAACATATTAAGGCTTTAGAAAAAGATATGGCTTATGATGAAGACCACGAAGATAGACGTGAAAAAGGAACTCACTTTGAGTCTGAGGATGAAAAAGAAAAATTAATTCAAGAAGACATTAAAAGAATGAAACAAATAATAAAACCAATAGCAAAAATTTAATAACTATGGAAAAAAATATTTTAAATGAGTTAAATAGAGCTCGTGAAATAATGGGACTAGATTTAATTAGTGAAGAACAATTAAATGAAAATATAGGTAATGGAAATGGCCAAAATTTCGGTCTAATGGGTACCCCTACAGCAAAATATAAAGACCTTACAGAAAAAGAAGATATGGAAGAAAAAGACATGGAAGAAGGTCATAAAGAAGACCATGTTGAAGGAAAAGAAGACGAGGTAAAAGAAAATGGTAAAAATCCACCTATGGAAGGTGTTGAAGAGGGTAAGGTTGTTAAAGAACAAGAAGAGGAAGAAGAAGAGGGGGAGGAAGAAGAAGTAGTAGACCCTAATGCTGTAGTTACAAAACTCAAAAGAGTATTATTTGGTCAAGATAATATAAATATAGGAGCTGAACTAGTCTACAAATATAACAAACAAAAGCAAAAACCAGTAAAGGGTAGTGCGGTTGTAAGATGGGCAGATTTTGGTGACCTTATTTCTAGTAGAGATGAACGTAAACCAGTAAAAGACTGGAGATATGATTATAGTAAAGATAATCAAATGTACGATACATTAGCAAACAAATACCCAAAAAAGTATAAGAGTGGAATTTCCACAATATTAAAGAAAATAGTAGCAAGGAAAGCCGAAGAGTTAGGTGTCGATGTGGGTGATGTGAATCAGTTATTTGCTTCATTCTCAGAATTTGACCCATCACGTTACAAAGTAAGAACATCAGAAAGAGCAGGTAGTTCCAAAAGAAGTGATGGTGAGAAAGGAAGTTATATAGGTTATCAGTTGAATAAAAGTAAAAGAGAAAATGAACAAGATGCACCAGACAAGTTTAGTAATTTTGTTTTAACATACATGCCAAAAGGTGGTGACCGACAAACAGTATATTTTTATAAAAATGGTAACGTTGAGGGCTCAAGTAGCCGTTGGGAACAAATGGTACAGGGGATTGTAGATAGAAATGAAAAATACGAGTTCTGTCAAGCATTACCAGATGCACTAAAAAATTCTAAAAACTGGTCAAAAACTAGTAGTAATGTTCGTGGAAAGTATAATCGTTCAAATTCAATAAAATGTTAGTATAAAACTTAATATAAATTAAAAAACTCCCTTTTTAGGGAGTTTTTTTTTACAAGATAATTGAACGTAACTTATTTTCTTTATTGATTCCAAAATCTATATAGTTATTTACACCATACATATTTGTTACTTTAACTCTGAACCACACACCCCATTTACAACAATCTTTTTCTATTACGGTTACTGTTGTAGGTAAGTAATCACAAGACCTATTGATTGTTGGTACAAACCACTCTTCTATAGCTTCAGACACACTAAAGTCATCATCAATTGTCCCTAAACCAGATAATACATAAACCTCACTACAAGACAAATCTACTAATTGATTTACCATAATAGTATCTTCACCATAAGTATTATATAAATCCTCAACAACCTTAACAACTTCATTCATTTTTATTAAATAATCTTTTTGTGAATATGGAAAATCAGAGTTTTGTGATTTAACAGAAAAACTAGTTAGTAAAATAAGTAAGGATAAGAATAAATTTTTCATTTTTTTTATTTTTAGTGGTTAGAATTCGTTTAATTATAGTACAAAGATAAGAAATTTTTTTTAAACTACAAAGTTATTTTGTGTATATTTTAATTTTTTTTAAATTTTAGTTTTGAGTGGTATCTACAGTTGTACCCATTTATGTTTTCATATGATTCTTGTACGTGTATCATTATTATTTTGTTCTCAAAATCCAAGATTTCGTATAAAATAGGTCTCCCAGACCCACCTAATAGTAGATAAGAACCAACAAGAGGTTCTGTTATTGTCATATTATTGTGTGTTACAGACAAACCATAAGGTTGTAAAGTATCACCATCCAATGTAAAATGTCCCATACCTGGTATATCATTAGGTAAATAAAAACACCAAGTAGTAACATTTTTAACTAGGTCTTCAAACTCATACATACTACTATCATATCTTAAACTACTACTATCACTAATAGTAAAATGATTTGTCATCTCTATTTCACCTGTTTCTAGATTCTCTAAGTACATTTCACCATCAACCAATAGCCAACAATCATCTATAAAATAATCATCAACGTAAGGTACCGGATTTTGTGTTGTTGGGTACGTATTTTCACAAGGAATTATTAAGGTTTCTTTTTCACAAGAAATTAATAATATAAGACAAAGTAATTTTAATAATTTTTTCATAATACAAAGATAACTAAAAATAGTGAATAAACAAAATTAATTTGTATTTATTGTATATGGGAAGAAACATTATTATAACACCTAAACAATTAAGTATTTTTAAGTCTTTAATTAAAGAGGAAGAATCAACAGGTAAAAATGTTAGAGCTTATTCTTTTGATTGGGACGATAATATTCTTAAAATGCCAACCACCATAAAAATGTTAAAGAAGACAGGTGGTAATTGGAAACCTGTAGATGTAGGTACGGAAGACTTTGCGTTTTTTAGAAATAATACTATGTACAAATTAGACGATGGAGCTTTTGATAACTTTATAGACGACGAGGCATTTATAAAAGACCTAGAAAAAGCTTTAAATACTAAATCTTATGCACCATCATTTAATAAGTTTAAGGAAGCACTTATTTACGCAAACCCAATATCAATCATAACAGCTAGAGGACATAAACCCGAAACACTTAGAAAAGGAATGGACCTAGTCGTATCTTATACTTTTACTGAAAATGAATTAAATGATATGATTGACAACATCCAACAAGAAATACCTGAATTAGATGGTGTGGACGCTGAAACAGTATTAAAAACTTATTTAGATAGTCATGAATATCATCCAGTAACTTCAGAGTCTTTTATGGGACAGTTTGGTTTAGATGGTGGTTCTGCTATAAGTCCAGAAGAAAATAAAAAAATAGCATTAAGAGACTACGTAACAAAAATTGTTAGTAAAACTAAAGAAATGGTTAATACAGATTACAATAAATTATCTGTTGGGTTTAGTGATGATGATTTAGGTAATATAAATGCTATTGTAAGATTTATAAAAAATGTATTACAATCAGAGTTTCCTGATGTTGATTTTGTTGTCTACGACACTTCAGAAGGTGGAATGAATAAAATTATATTAAAACAGTTAAATTAAACATTTTTTTCATTACCCATATATTTATAGATATAATAAAAAACTAAAATTAAAAATTAAAAAGATATGGCTGACTTATTAATGAAAATGCCTATACCTTATGAACCAAAGAAAAAGAATAGGTTTATTTTAAGATTTGATTCATCTTTGGGGATTAATGAATGGTATGTAGAGAGTACTTCTAGACCACAAGTAACAATTAATTCTGTGGAAGTACCGTTTCTTAACACATCTACGTATGTTGCGGGAAGATTTGTTTGGAACACCATAAACGTAACTTTTAGAGACCCAATCGGACCATCTGCTGCACAAGCACTTATGGAGTGGGTTAGATTACACGCAGAGTCAGTAACAGGTAGAATGGGTTATGCGGCAGGATACAAAAAGAATATAGATTTAGAGTTACTAGACCCAACAGGTGTTGTTGTAGAAAAATGGATAATGCAGGGAACATTCCTTACAGATGTTAATTTTGATAGTTTAGGATATAGTGATGATGGGTTAGCGACAATTTCAGCCACGTTGCGACCAGATAGATGTATCTTAGTTTACTAATTAACACTAAAAAATAAGAAAAGTCCTAAGGGACTTTTTTTTTGCTATAAAAAACCCTTTACTTTATAATTTTAAATGTTGATGCTTATTATATAATATAATAATAGCAATATTTACTATAAAATAAAAAGCTATATATTTAAAATTATAATATAAAATATAATATATGTTGCAAGATAATTTAAAACCAGATACAGAAACAATGTTACCCTACGACATGGTAACACTACCTTCAGAAGGTATCTTCTATAAAAGTAAGAAAAAAAGTGTAAAAGTAACTTATTTAAATGCCTCTGACGAAAACCTACTAGCATCACAATCATTACAAGGTAGTGGTGAACTAGTCAACCAACTAATCACTAGAAAAATATTAGATAAAGACATCAATGTTGTAGACATGCCTGAGTGTGATAAACAGGCAATTTTAGTTTTTTTGAGAAATACAGCTTTTGGTTCCGAATATAAAGTACAATTAACTGACCCAAAAACAGAAGAACTGTTCGAAACAAGTATAGACTTATCAATATTAAAAACTAGAGATATAGGTGTCGAAACTGATGAAAAGAATGAATTTGAGTTTTATTTAGAAAAATCTAAGAAAAAAGCAAAGTTAAAATTCTTAACCCCAACAGACGAGGAGGAACTTAGAAAAATTGATGAAACACACAAAAATGACCCTATAAATCCTTTTATGACCAAACAACTAGAAAAAATGTTAGTAGAAATAGATGGTGTTAGAGACAGAATGACTATAGCACAATTTATTCAAACAATGCCTATAAAGGACTCACAAGATATTAGAAAAATTGTTAGAAATAATACTCCAGCATTAGATTTAAATGCTACCGTAACTACACCCTCAGGAGAAGAAATGAAAGTTGGTATTTCATTGGGTGTTGAGTTTTTTCGTCCTTTCTACGGGCTATAGGAATGCCCTTTTGCAAGAGTTTTACTTCTTAATGCGTCACTTACACGTACCCTACAGAGATTTATTACACATGCCGACTTTTGAAAGAAGATTCTATATTGGCAAATTAATAGAAGAGTTTGAAAAGAAAAATGAAGCTATAGAACAGGCAAAGAACAAAAGTAAAAACAGATTCTAACTATTTATAATAAAATAGTTAACTATGCCAGTAAATGGAGATATTAGAGTAAGAAATGGCCAACGTGAGGTTTGGATTAATAATAAATGGGAACCTTATGGTACGCCCCAACAAACTCCACAAAACAACCAAAACAAAACAACTACACAAGAGTTTAAAATACCAGAAACCTTACTAGAAGAAAGAGTACCAAAAAACAGACTAGAGTTATCTGATTTAGAAAAAATGCAGTCTGTAATGACAGATATACAAACTGGTACTATAGACACACAAAAATCTATGTCAGTAATTTTAGATATGCTGGCTATGGAAGATACTATAAGGGTCGATATCTCCAAGAGTATTGGGATGTCAAACCAACAATTATTTGACACTATAGAAGAGTTAAATGAAGCAGGTGCGTCAGCTTCAAGATTTGCGTTAACTGTAAATGAATTATTCGAAACATTTAAAAATATAACACTTGAAGTTGGTAGAAAATTAAGAATATCACCTGAAGTTACTGAAAGAGCAGCATTATTAACTAAAACTTTAGAAGGTTTTGATGCAGCAAATTTTGCCGCAGCATTTGATACCATAGGTTTTAGTTTAGATACAGCAATAGGTAAAGTAGATGACTCTAATAACGCTATGAGTGAAATAATTACCACTGGACAACAATTTGGTGTTGTTATGGAAAAATTCTTAGGTAACGTATCATCAAATCTTAAATTAGTTAACACATATGGTTTTGAAAGAGGTGTTGAAGGATTAGCTAGAATGGTTGCTAGAGGACAAGCATTAGGTTTAGAAATGAGTACTGTTAGTTCTTTAGCTGATAAATTCTTTGACCCTGAAGGTGCTATAGACTTTGCTGCGAGAATGCAAGTAATTGGTGGTGCTGTGGGTGACCTACAAGACCCGTTTAAATTAATGTATATGGCAACTAATGACCTAGAGGGTCTACAAGAAGCTATAATAGACACCGCCGCTGCAGCTGTAACATTTGATGAAGAAAAAGGAAAATTTGTAATATCACCAGAACAAAGACGACAATTAAAAGATATGGCGGAGGCTATGGGTATGTCATACCAAGATTTAGCAGATACAGCAGTTAAATCAGCTAGACGTGCTGAAGTTTTTGCTGAAATGAAGTTTTTAGATAATGTAACTGAGGATGACAAAGAACTTATAGCTGGAATGGCTCAGATGGGTAAAGGGGGTGAAATGCAAGTTAAAATACCTAGTATTGATAGAATGGTCGATGTAGATAGATTAACACCTGAACAAATAGAAGAATTAAAAGCTGTTGGTATGTCTGATAGTGAGGTCTACAAACAACAATTAACCGTAGCAGAAAAATCAAATCAATATTTAGCTACAATTGATACGGGTATTAGAGCGTTGGTTAGACAACAAGGTGGTGATACAACCGATATGGTAGCAGCAAGTTTAAGTCAACAAATAGGTGAAAGTATAAATTTATTATCTGAAGAAGACCTTAGTGCGATAGCATCCGGAGATAAAGACGCTATAAAAGATGTTCTCGCAAATTTACCAGATAGAGCTACTACCGAAGCTCAAGAACAAATAGTAAAAGCATTAAAAAATATGGGAATGATTGGCCAAGGTCAAACTATACAAGCAAACGATTTTATCTTAAGACCAGGAGAGGCACCTATTAGATTTAATGAAGATGACATTATATTAGGTGGTACACAATTATTAGGGGATACAGTTACGGATATGAGTAATAAAATTAACACAACCAACACAAATCTTACAACCACTAATGTGGGTGGTGGTCAAACAGGCCCTATAGAACTTACTGGTACATTAACAGTTAAAGGTGAGGGAGAAAATGCAACAGTAAATGTTAGAAGATTATTAGCTCAAATGAATTCTGGAGATTTACAAAGTCTTAGTATGATGTTAGCTAATGCAACAGCATAAAAATAATTAATAATCTATTTATTTAAAAAAGATAATGGCAACACCAAATAACAACAATTCACAAAATCCATACGGACTAGGCAATTATAAAATATCTATTGCTAGTACGGAAATTTTACGAAAGTTTTTATTGGGTAAAAATTTACAAAGTTCTTATCTCGCAGACTCTAACCCAGTAACACCATCTTTTGGGATACAAGAACCAGGTAGTACTAATTATAATTCACTTTCAGATAATTTTGTAAAAGACCAAGACACCGTACAAGAAGAAGCTACTAAACCACAAACAAATTTATTTTTGGATAATAAATATGGACCTATGGGTGGTTACCAAGATGTTAGACTAATTGATGTTGATAAAGTATTACCTCGTACAGGTCAAGGATATGTTGCACCTAATACCGTAACACCACAATCTTTTGTATCATCTAGTTACACACCCAAAGAGATATTAGAAACAGTTAATATAACAAATGGTTTAGCGAATACATTAAATAATAAAATATTAAACGATAGTAAATTAACAGAAGTTTCAACAGGATATTTAAGAAAAAATTTAGGGTATATACAATCACAATATGATTTTGATATTAGTGTTGAGGGTTCAGCTATAGCTAATATTAGTAGAACTCCAGGAGAAAAAATACTAGAAGGTACTGATTTTATATCAAGAATTACAAATCTATATTACGGATACTCAACTATTCCAGGTAATTACTTCCAACAAACTTTTGTGCCAGACATAAATGCTTTAAAGTTAGACCAAATTAATTTTGTTGGTGGATTAGCACCTAATATCACAGCAACAGCGGATGCTTTACAAAACTCTATTTTTTCTAGTGGACTAGGAATACCAACTAGTCCAGCAACAATGCCAATACCTAGTGACATATTTTTACAATATATGGGTGAGGAACAACAATCTGCTTTATTTGAAGCACTTAAATACAATATTTATCGTCCTGATTATAGTAAAGTACCAGTTGCTGGTAATATAGATAAAGTAGTACCATTTTACTATGTTGGTTCTAAAGAATCAGAACCAGGTAAAATACAAAGTCCTTTAGATGCGGTACCACAAGATGAATTTGGTAGAAGTACAGGTGCTATTGTATACGGACCATCAACTGTAGCGAAAGAATTAGAAACAGTAAATGGTAGAGCTTTATGGTTATTCCAAACCTTTGGTTTATTAGGTAAAACATATATGGATGGTGGTGGTCTATCTGGTGGTTGGACATGGTTTGGTAATAAATCTTTTGCGTCTTTAAATGCACCACCACAAATGTTAACCACAAAATCTTCAGAAAAACCTAAAAGAAAAGGTGGTTTACTAGATGAAACACAAAGACTTATAGATTCGGCACCACTTATGGGTGGAGCTCGTAGACAACACGCGGGACATGCTATAGACCAAACCTCCAAAATTTTTAATGATGGTTATAAACAAATCTCTAAAGGTTCGGGTGCAAGATTTGTTGATGAAGGAATATTTGGTGCGTTACAAACAAGAGAATTTTGCCGTACTTGGACAAAAGACAATCCATATTATAAATTTAGTAATATGGTTAGATTTGAAGGTAATCAACTAGGTAAAGAAAGCTCGGTACTAGATAATACATTCAACCTAAATATAGCACCTAACATGGGGGTTAATGTTGATAGTGAAGCTAAAGAAAAAAATGTAAAAAAATACATGTTTTCTATTGAAAATTTAGCTTGGAGAGGTAGTGAAGAACTACTAGGATTACCTAAAGCAGAAAAAGGACCAAATGGTGGTAGAATTATGTGGTTTCCACCATATGACTTACAAATAGGTGATACTAATTCAGCTCAATGGAACTCTATAAACTTTTTGGGAAGACCAGAACCAGTTTACGCTTATAATTATACTGAACGAATTGGAACACTCAACTTTAAAGTTGTAGTTGACCACCCATCAATACTAAATGTAATTGCACAAAAAGAATTAGTTGATACACCAGACAGTGTTGCAGATGCTGCTTTAGAGTCTTTCTTCGCTGGATGTAAAAAATATGATGTATATGAATTAGCTGAACGATACGAATTTTTAACACCTGATGAAATAAATGAAGTTATAAATAGTAATGAAAATAATCCACCACCACCAAATACTAATCCAGGGCCTGATACCGCTGTAGAATCTAATGAAGACAACTCTAGTGCACCAAGTACTTTTTGGGATACTTGGGTAGAAACAGCAGAATCTAGTGCTTTAGGTGAAGCAACTGATTTTAACAATACAATTAATAATAACTTAAATAACCAAGAAGAAAATCAGGCCAAACTAAGGACTAAAATACTGAGTAAGTTATTAGGTGAACAAAATTATTTTAAACATTTAGAAACAACAGATGAATTTGTTTATAGTTCACTTAAAAGAAAATTACAATATTTTCATCCAGCATTCCACTCAACAACACCAGAAGGATTAAATAGTAGGTTATCTTTCCTATTACAATGTGTAAGACCAGGAAAAACAATACCAACAGTAACAGAAGAAGGTGTAGCTGATGTCGATGCGGAAAACACAGCGTTTGGACCACCACCTATTTGTGTATTAAGAGTAGGTGATTTTTACCACACTAAAATAGCTATTGATTCCGTAAGTTTTAGTTACGACCCTTTAATATATGATTTAAACCCTGAAGGTATTGGTGTACAACCTATGATAGCTAACGTATCAATCAACTTTAAATATATAGGTGGTCAAGGATTAAAAGGACCAATATCACAATTACAAAATGCACTATCAAATAATTATTTTGCTAACACTGAAATGTATAACCCAAATAGTTTAGTTAATTCAGGAGAAGAAGAAGAATTTAATAGTTTTGATTGGATTAAGGATAAAGCAACCGATAAAATAAATGATTGGTTTTCTTAAAAAATAGTTTATGACAGGAACAACTAATTATAAAAACACTATAAATAACTTTGTAGATAATAGCAAAGCCTATAGTTTAGATGTTAAAAACAGACTAACTAACCTATTTTTATTTAATAATATGGGTTTAGTTGAAGAAGTTATGCATTCTAGAACATTTAATTTGGGTAAATTAGGTGGTGACGAATCCATAGGTGGGTTAACTACTAATCTAGTAGGTGTACCAAAAGAACTATTCCAAAGAATAATAAATTATTATACAACAATTAAAACAGCTATTAGTGCTGAAACAACCTCGATACAAACAAATTTTAATACACTATCACCAACAAATAATGAAAAATTATACATAAAAGAGGTACTAAATAAAACATTAGACCAACAGTTTGAATACATAAATAATAACTTAATGGAAGTTGTTAATAGTTTAAGAAAATCACAATTTGATTTAACAAAAGTTGTCGATAAATTAAATTTTATAACACTAAATAGTTATGATGGATACTACCAAAATACATTTGGTGGGTTAGTTACTGTACAACAATTAACATCTTCTACAACAACACTTATACAAGCTTATACTGGTGATAGTTTAAGTTTAAGTAATTTTATTGGTGAATATGTAAATCCTACATTTAATAGAAATTATCCCGCAGCAACATTAATAAGAGGAATAGAATACTTATTCTTTTCTAATCAGGTATACACAAATAATAGTTTATCGTTTACTTTTGATGGGTATATAAATGATAGTTATCAAGAAGAGTTGAAAAAATTAATAAGATTTAGAGATGGACAACTTTATAATCATTTGTTAAAAATTGATGAAAATGGTTTTAAAGGTATAAAACTAAAAACTAAAATAGGGTTCGAACCACTTTTAAAGAACATAGTTATACCTTGGATTGCTTATGATTTAAAATTCTTTAAACCTAGGATTACAAACGGAATAGAAGCCGGATACGAAGTTCTAGACGGTCAACTATCTACATATACTAGTGATTTTAACATTGAGTTTGGTACTACTACAGGTGCAACGGCACAAAATATATTGAGAAATAATTTACGTGAAAGAACTAACGGTGTATCGGATAATAAATTTAATTTTAAATTAGAAAGACAACTAATTATTAGTTAAAAATTATGAGTTACTATAATAGATATAATGAATTTATTGTTAATGGTGATTATATAATGGTACCAGGCATAGAAATCACTCAAAAATCCAGTGATAGACAAGTGGTGTATAAAGTTGGAAAAAGTAGATTAGATAAATTTTCCCAACAATACTACGGGTCACCTTACTATGGTTGGTTAATTATGCAAGCAAATCCATCATTTGGTGGTCAAGAATGGAACATACCAGATGGTGCAATAATAAGAATACCTTACCCATTAATGCAATCACTAGAGGACTATAAAACAAAATTAGACCAATACTTCCTCTATTATGGCAGATAAATTAAATTCAGGAGACATCTTAACCAACCCAGTTGGTAACAACCTAGTTGTTGTAGACCCCAATAAAGTAGTTGGGTCAAATGGACAAGCTGTGGATAGGTTAGTAAATGCAGAGGATTTAGTTATGTACGCTAATTTATCAGCCAGAATTTACCCGAGAAGTAAAATTATAGCTGGTGCATCTGCAGGAGACGAAATAAAAGTAGAATTATTTGATGGTGAATTAAATTTTTTAAAACCAGGTGGTAAAAAATTTCTTGATTCTGATTGGACTGAAGGTTTTACAGACCCAGATTTTGCTAAAAGTAAAAAAAGAGGTAGTGATGGTGTACAACCATCTAAATTTTTTGATAATAGTAAAGATTTTGGTGGGTTTGGAATAACATCTATAAGTGTTAAAGTTAATTCTTCATATATACCACAAGTTACTATAAATTTTACTGATGTTAGGGGTAAAACACTTTTTGAACAAGCAAGAACAAATACACCTTACACAGCTTTTTTCCATCTACCCTACCCAACCTTCTTTTTAACACTTAAAGGATACTACGGTAAAGCTGTACAATATCAACTAACTCTAGAAAAGTTTACATCACGATTTGACCCAGGAACCGGTGATTATTTGGTTACTTGTGATTTTAAAGGTAATCATATTGCTTTATTACGAGATATTAATATGCATCAGTGTGTTACAGCACCCTATATGTACCCAACTAGAGTAGAAGGTGAAAATATAACATCTACAAAAGGTAGAGAAGTAATGCATACTGTCTATGGTATATACAAAAGAAGTAATTTAATACCACAGGACATGCCTGAATATACAATAGTTGAGTTAATAGATAAGATTAAATCTTTGGATAGAGACTTAGGAAAATTGTATGGACAAAAAAATTTAACAATAACAACAGATAAGTTAAAATATGAAGAAACATTAGATAAATTAAAGGAACAATTTAAAACTGATTGGGTAAATGAGTATTTAGAAACTAGTTTAGGTGAAGATGTAGAAATAATAATTAGTGAGGTTGACGGACAAGGAAACGCTGTAAGTAAAAAAGTATGGACTACCGCCTACCCACTTAAAGCTATTGGTAATATTAATGAAGAAGTTAAACAAGGTAATGGCAACAGGAGTGAATTATTAACTAAGGCCGAAGAGGACGCAGCAGTAGCATTATCATTACTTTGTGTACCACCCATTTTACAGTTAGACGAAAATAATAGTTTTGGTTTTTTTGGTGACTACAAAGTTAATAATTACCTAATGCCAAACCAAAATACAGATTTAAAAGAACTTTATGAAGAAATGAAAGTTAATGGCCCTAAAGGTATTAGGGTGGAAAATACAGAAAAATTAAAACCAACAACTGATAGTGATGGTAATCAAACACCTGATTTAGAACCCTGGTTTATAATTAATGTAGCTGAACAATCATTTTACGGTAAATGGAATTTACAAAAAAAAGATTTTGATAAAAAAGCAAAAGAAATGTCAGAAGTCGTTTCAGCTGAATTAAATGAAAGACTACAAAACTATTTAGGGTTTAAACCAACAATAAGAAATGTTTTTGCTGTTATTGTGGCCGGAGCGGATACTTTTTTAAGACTTTTAGATGACGCACACACAAAGGCTATGAAGGTAAGAAATAATCCGAATAGATTAAATGTAGCAAATACTTCTAATGATACACCCAAAAATAATACAGCGGCTAATGAAATATGTTATCCTTGGCCACAATATTATGTTGTTGAAGAAGAAGGTGAATGTGGTATCACATCGGCTGTTTTAAAATATCCAGGAGCAAAAGATGTTGTAGACGTAACACAAGGTAATAATAAAATATATTGGCCTGAAGTAGAGTTTGTAGAAGAATATGTAAAAAGTACAACATATCGTATTAGTGACTATAAGTTTGCTACCGTAAATAGTGCAATATCAAAAGAATACACACCTATAAATGTTAGAGACTGGCCATCCACAACAACACCATACCAAACCAAAGACAACGTACAATTTTTATTTGAAATACTAGATAGAGCACAAGCTGCCGTAACATTTGGTAGTGTTATGACAAGATATCAAAAAATATCATCACAAAGTATAATCGGTGAAACCTTAAATGAATTAGCAGAGTATGAAGCACAAAACATAAACAAACAAATAGAACAAAATCAACAACTACAAGAATTTATAGGTAATTTGAATAGTTTCGAAGATATAGAAGCAAAACTAAAATCAACATCACCATATAATTTTAGTATTTACGAAAATTTTGGTATCATAACACCATTTAATCAACAAACCTTTAAAATTGAAACAATACCTAATAACCCTTTTGAGATAATATCAAAAAACTTTCCTTTAAATAGTGAAGCTTTAAATATCTCCAAAATAACAGGATTTTTTGATGTAGCACCAATTATTTATGATAATCCATCTATAGGGTTAAGTTGGGTTACCAATAATTTTGCTGGTGGTAAATTATTAGGTGGTCCTGGTGAATTTTATAAAATAGGAACTAGTTTATATTATGATGTAAATCGTACTGGTGTCTTAAAAGATGGTGATGACGTTAGTTACTTAACTAGTAGTTTGATTGGTGATAAAAGTTTTGTTGATAGTAACTGGAGAACATCTACACCTGTAGGTCCAGTTAGTGAAAAAAGTGTTGTTAACGAATATTATAAAGAAAAATTAGAGGATATAAGTAAACTATCTTATACGGAAGGAGACATACAAAACTCCTTAACCCCAATAAACTTAGTAAACCCACCTACATCATTTAATCAAGACATAGACCAAACAATTAAAAGATTAACATCTATGTTAAATACACCTTATTTTATAAATGCTTTATTAGATGGTGTAACAAATGATAGAGCTGGGAATGCAAATCCATATACTTTAGGTGCATATCTATTTTTAAATTCACTACCGTTAATAAATTTTAGAGACAGGGTAACTTCTAAAGTTAATGATGATATGGGTGATTATGTAGCACTTATGTTTAACCAAATGCCTGCATTACATAAGGTCCCAGTTTCTTTACTTTTAAAAATAGGTTCTATATGGTGGAGATATAAAAGTACAGTAAAAACAGATATAGACCCAATAACAAGTATTTGGAACAATATAGGTACCAATCCAGCTACAGTTTATGACCCCGTTAATAATTCATTAAATACACAATTTACTTTTACAGGTTCAACAGACGGTGTATCCTATCAGTATATAACAGAAGATACAACTAACAATAGTGTGAGTGTTGGTGTGTATCCAGGGTTAATAGAGGCAATTCAATACATAGCAACAAATAACGTTTCTAGTTATACACCACCACCAGCTGGACAACCATTAAATCTTATATTTAACCCATTAGTTTTTCCTAACGTAGATTTAAATTTAACAATTGAAAATGAAACAAATCTATCATTTACAAGTAATGGTACAAAAGTAAATTATTATAATGTTTATCTAGATTCAAAGAATATTAACGATGAAAGTTTAGGTGTTAAATTTGGTAATCAGATAAAACCTGAGAGGTATTTTATTTTATATCCTTCTTGTGGTGGAATAAATTGGACTGAAGCACCAGCCTTTGAAGACGAGGGTTCATTGAACCCAAGTACTCCAGGTAACAACGTAAACTCATTACATAATGGAGCTGCAAGACTATTATGGCACTCATCACCTAAAGGATACTTCCAACATAAATCAGCATACCAACCCTTAAGTAATAGATATTTTAAAGAAACAAACCCCAACACTAATCTACAGTCTACACCATGGTCTTTAATTGAGAATCCTAATTATTCTACTATAGAAGAATTAAGAGGCGTGTTTAACAAATATCAACTAGACGAGTTTGAAAAAATGTTTTTAGCTTACGCTAGTTTAGATAACCCACTTAATAAGGGGGGTACATTTAAACAATTTATAAAAGAAATTACTGTAATAGAAGATTATAATTTAAGCCCATTAACTTTATTGGTTGATTCTATAAATGCTAAAGAACTATTAATAGGTCAAGAAAAAAAGTTTACTCAAAAAGTAAAAGAATTATTATATACTGATGTTAATTACGCTCATAACTCAACTACCAATCTAGATATGATTGTTAATGGGTCTACTGTTATGCAAAATTTAATGGGTTTACACAATAATAATCCAGATTATGATTTTGGAAATTATCTAGAATCAAATATAACAATACCAACATCACCAGGTGGGGCTTTTCCACCTCTAACACCAGAACATATAGATATGCAAATTAATGTGGGAGAACACTACCCAAACAACAATGCTTTTGACATACTAGTACCAACAGATACAAGTAATCCATTTTATAACTTCTTTGTTACAGCAAGACCTGATGGTAATGGTATTACTTTTAATAGTAGTAATATAGAAGCATTTGCACCTATAATTAGAATGTATGGTACACATTGTGTAACCCAAGGTAATATACCCGCTCATGAATATTTTAAACTTCTAGTTGATGAATTAGCTGTTTTAAATAATAAAGAAGAAAATTATGTTAATGTTATACTAAAAGAGACTAAGAAAAAAATTAAAAAAGAACAAAATCTAAATAAGTTAAAAGAACCAACTGATAGACCAGATGTGGAGGCAGATGATTTAAAATTAGAACTTTATAGTGGTTTTAAAACTTTAAATGATAGGTGGGTTTCAGGAATTAATTTAACAGCTACTGGTGGTACACTTTTTGAAAGGTTTTTATTTTTAGATAGAGCCAATAGAGATATAGGTAATGAAGCGATTGTTAATATATGGGATATTCTAGCTTTAGATTCACCATTTGCAGACGCGAGTTCTAAAACACTAACCCAAAGCATAGCTAGTTATCTGAGTATTATTTTAGCCAACAATTATTTTAATTTTATACCATTACCATCATACATAAACTTCTTTAATGTAGAAGGTGATAATTCACAATTACAAGGTAATGCTATGTTTGGTACATTTACAACGGTTGATTATCTAGACTCTAGACCAGCTTTTCTTTGTCAGTATGTTGGTAAAACGTCCAGTCAACTAGACGTTAAAACATCAAATAATGGATATAGTACAGATACTTTTAATGTTAATAACACAGCTAATAATCCATTACTAGCTGAAGAATGTGGGGATAGAAATTTATCCAATAAAGTAATGGGATTCAACGTAGATTTTGGAATACCAAACCAAAATATATTTGAATCGGTAACTCTCGACCAGTCACAATACCAAAACACTGCTGAGAGTTATAAAATTTTACAGGAAATGGCAAATTCAGGTGGGGGTGGAGCCACAACTATGGCGTCACTATCACTATTTAATGTTTATGCTAGTAGGTCATACACAGCAAAAATTACCTGTATGGGTAATGTAACAATCCAACCAACACAATATTTTCAGTTAAGATATTTACCTATGTTTAATGGCCCTTACTTAATTATTAATGTAGAACATGATATAAGACCAAATACAATAGAAACTAGTTTTGAAGGTGTTAGAGTACCAATACCTAAATTACCAAGAATTGATGACCTAGTTCAAAGAGTTAATGAAAGTTTATACAAAGAAGCGGAAGCAAATCTAAGAGAAACTAAACAACCAAATTATTATTATGACGACTTAACAGCTACACCACAACAAATGAAACTAACACCAAATCAAAATGGGTATATAGACAGCGGTTCAACTTACGTTTCTTTATCTGAAGATAATATATTCTGGGGCGATGCTATAAATCCAACTTTAGTGGATATATCAGAGGATAATCCATTAGAACCACATCTAGGTGTAGACTTAACTCCAAAAATAGAATTTACTGAATTAGCTACAAGTGAAACCGGTATAGATGTGTACCCAATAATGGATGGTTTGGTAACAGATGTTATAGACGGTTGTATAATTGGAAATACTAATGAAAATTGTGCTAGAGGTAATTTTATTGAAATAACAAAAACGTTAATAGAAAATCCTGTTGTTGATGAAACAGCTTACTATAAAGTTACGTATTCTTATTTAAGAGAGGGTATTTTAGTAGCAGCAAATAATGGAGCAGAATCGGTAATAAATAAAAATGCTATAGGTAGGTTTGATGGTAATATTATGAATGGAAAAAGATTGGGTAAATTAGGTAACACTGGAAAATCTAAAGGACAACATTTACATTTAGAAATTAGGAGAGGTGTTGGTCAAGAAGACGGAAGTGTTGTAGAACATATTTTAAACCCTAAACACTTCTTATTTAGTTATCGTCCACCAGAACCAACATAATTTATAGTTTAAGTTGACTATTATTAACTTTAATGATATTTATATAAAAAAAGAATCATGATTTCAGAGAGTTTAAGACAAAAACTAGGTAATTTTTTAGGCAAAAAAACAGATAATATTGTAGAAAATGGTGCAAACGAACAAGGACAACAAGTTTGTGATTTAGATACTGGTATTTGTTATACTATTAGGAGTAGAGATGGTTTAATAGAAAGAGTTGAAAATAGCATAAGAGTAAATCGTAAAGTACAGGTAGAGTCTCCATCTGGAGAGGTAAAACAATTGTTAAATGGCTAAAGAATTAGAAAAAAAATTATTAGAAGAATTAAGTAGGTTTAAAGAGATTAACCACAACACCCAAAATCTGGACGAACAAATGGTTGGTGGTGTCTCTAGTTTAGGTATGGGAAGTCACTTAGAAAGGTTATCTAAAAGATTCAACATGGATGAACAAGAGGTTGAAGATGAAGTACCTACCGAAGAAGAACCTACAGCTGAACCTGCAGATAATGAATTAGAAGATACTGCTGTTGATACTGAAATTGAAGGTGTTGATGGTGGTGAAGAAAGTTTAGATGTTGGTATTGAAGATACTTCTGGTGGAGATACAAAAGAACTAGATGTCACAGACTTAGTTACAAAACAAGAAGAAGCAAATACAGAATTATCCGACCAAAAAGACATACTTGCTAAAAATAGTGAAAGTCTAGATGATTTAATGAATAAATTATCAGACTTAGAAAGTTATCTGACTTCTATGGATGACATGGTTCAAAAAATAGGCAATTTAGAAAATAAAATAGAAGAGTATCGTCCACGTACACCAGAAGAAAAATTAGGTTTAAGAAAACATGATAGTGGACCTTACAGTCAAAATCTAAGTGACTTTTTTACAGACAAAGAAGAAGTTTTTGATAAAACAGGTAAAAAACAATATATTTTAACAAAAGATGAAGTCGAAGATTTTAGTCAAGACGACATCAAAAAAAGCTTTTCAAGTCCAGAAGAGGAAGAAGAATAAAATTTAGTTATTCTTTGTTTGACATCCCCAACTTATATTATTATATTTAAACAAAGATTTATTAATTAATGTTATAAAAAAAAATATAATGAGTAATAGTTTAGACGCGGTTTTAGCCCAATACGAAAAAAACAAACAAAGTGGTGGTTCCACAAAACCACAAATGACATCAGAAGAAAGAATGAAACAATATCTTTCAATCATGTTACCAAAAGGAACAAAATCAGGAGAAAAAAGAATAAGAATTATACCAACTACAGACGGTACGTCACCCTTTAAAGAAGTATATTTTCATAATGTACAAATCCAAGGAAGATGGCAAAAACTTTATGACCCAGGTAAAAATTCAGACGGAAAACCATCAGGTGAAAGAAGTCCATTAAATGAAGTTGAAGAGGCTTTAAGATTAGCTGGTGATGCACAATCAAAAGAATTAGCACGTTCTTATCGTTCACAAAAATTTTATATAGTTAAAGTTGTTGATAGAGACAATGAGGAAGATGGTGTTAAATTTTGGAGATTTAAACACAATTGGAAAGGTGATGGACCAATAGATAAAATCATACCAATTTGGAGAAATAAAGGTGATGTTACCGATATTAATGAAGGTAGAGATTTAATTTTAGTTTTACAATCAGTACCACTACCAGGTGGGAGAGGAGAATATACAACAGTTTCTTCAGTTATGTACGAGGACCCAGGAAAATTATCTGAAGATGATACTAAAGTAAAAGAATGGACTGGTGATGAAAGAACTTGGAAAGATGTTTATTCACAAAAACCAGTTGAGTATTTAGAAGCTATTTCTAAAGGTTTGGACCCAGTTTGGGATTCAGAATTAAAGAAGTATGTTTATGATGACCCTAATAGTAATAAAAATGTAACTAATACAACTACTATGGGGACAACTGACCCACAAGCCAATGACCCACAAGACGAAGACTTACCATTTTAATTAGTGTATTATGGCATTGAAAAAAAGAACATTTTCAGACTTAAAAAATAAATTTTCAAAGAAAGCTAACTTTAAACCAGAAAGATTTTTTGATTTAGGGAAAGCTTTCCTTGATGCCACAGGTTTACCAGGACCAGCGATGGGTCATTTACAAATGTTTTTAGGTCACTCAGATACTGGTAAAACAACAGCTTTGATAAAGACAGCAGTTGATGCACAAAAAAAAGGTATTCTACCTGTTTTAATAATTACCGAACAAAAATGGGGTTTTGAACACGCAAAAATTTTAGGATTTGATTGTGAGGAAGTTGTTGATAAAACTACAGGTGAAATAGACTGGGACGGATTTTTCTTGTTCAATAACGACTTTCAGTATATAGAAGAAATTACAGATTATATTAATAGTTTACTTGATGCTCAAGATAAAGGTGAATTAGAGTATGATTTATTATTTTTATGGGATTCTGTTGGTTCCGTACCTTGTAAAATGACTTTTGAAGGTAAAGGTGGTAAAATGCATAATGCAGCCACACTAGCTGATAAAATAGGTATGGGTTTAAACCAAAGAATCGGTAAATCAAGAAGACAAGATTCAAAACACACAAATACATTAGTTGTTGTTAACCAACCTTGGGTTGAATTACCAGATAACCCATTTGGACAACCTAAAATTAAAGCTAAGGGTGGTGAGTCACTATGGTTAAACTCAACTCTAGTATTTAGATTTGGAAACCAAAAAAATGGTGGTACTACAAATATTACAGCGGTCAAAGAAAAACGAAAAGTAAAATTTGCTACAAGAACAAAAATAACTATAATGAAAAACCATGTTAATGGTTTGGGTTATGAGGATGGTAAAATACTTATAACACCACATGGTTTTATAGCTGGAAGAGAAGCCAGTGAAGAAAAAAAATCAATAGAAAAATATAAACAAGAAAATGCTACCTTCTGGTCTAACCAATTAGGTGTTGGTGGTGATTTCGACCTAAAAATAGAAAAAGAAAATGACTAAATTAAAATCAGGAGATAAAGTAAAAGTACACTATGTCGGTACATTAAAAGATGGTTCAGAATTTGACAACTCAAGAGAAAGAAAACAAACATTAGAATTTGCAATAGATGACGGTAAATTATTAAAAGGATTTAATGATGCTGTTAAAGATTTAGATGTGGGTGAAAAAACTAAAGTTAAATTAGAGGCTAAAGAAGCTTACGGTGAATACATTACAGAAGCTGTTATAACAGTTAAAAAGAATGAATTTCCACCACAAATGAACTTTGAAATGAATGGATTTGTACAAGGACAAGACAACCAAGGTAGACCAGTACAAGGACAAATTGTTAAAATTGAAGAGGAAAGTGTAAATTTAGATATGAATCATCCATTAGCTGGTGAAGATTTAAATTTTGAAATTGAGTTAGTAGAAGTAGTAGAGTAAAAAATTGTTTAACCCTTTTAATTAAATGTCTTGGTAAGAACATTATTAGTTGACGGAAATTCATTATTAAATACAGGTTTTCATGGTATTAAAAATATGTATCATGGTGAGGAACACATAGGTGGGCTTTATCATTTTTTAAATACATTAAGAAAATTAATAGATGACTATGTTATTAGTAAAGTAGTTGTTTTTTGGGATGGAGAAAATAACACCAAACCAAGACTGGAAATATATCCTGAATATAAATTAAATAGAAGATTAAAGTCTAGAAAAAATGAAGATTTAGAATCTTACGCAAAACAAAAATTAAGGGTACAAGAATATTTAGAAGAATTATACGTTAGACAAGCAACATTTAAATGGTGTGAAGCTGACGATTGTATGGCTTATTATTGTGAAAAATCTAAAGAAGAAAACATAATAATATTAACTTCTGATAGAGACTTACTACAACTAATATCTAAGAAGGTTTCTCTACATATTATTTCATTAAATAAATTATTTAAACACGGTGAAAAAGTACCATTAAACGGTGTTTATATACCTTCAGAGAATGTTAGAGTAGTAAAAACAATTTGTGGTGATTCTTCTGATAATATATATGGTATAAAAATGGTTGGTGTAAAATCCTTAGTTAAAATAAAACCAGAAATATTAGAAGAAAAAGTTACACTAGAAGAAGTCATAGAAACACTTAAATCTAAAGAAAAATTGAATGTTAAGGAAAAAAATATACTTAACGGGGTAACACAAAAAGACCCAAAAATTCTAAATGAAAAAAATACACCAAATAATGTTTTAAAAACTAATTATGATATTATAGGTGTTGGTGAAAAATTCCTAACCAAAAAAGCAATAAATGGAATAACAGACCTATCCCAAGAAGCGATGGACCCAGAAGGAAGAGAATGGAAAAACGCTTTAAACTTGATGATGTCAGATGGATTACTTAATATTTTACCGAAAACAAATGATGCTTGGGTAGATTTTGTAAGACCATTTTTAAGATTAACAAGAATAGAAAAAGATTTTTATAAAAGTAAAAAAAATTAAAAACATGAAACAAAAAAATGATAATACACAAAAGTGTGAATTCGTACTAACTTTAGGTAAAAATATTGTATGTCAAAGATTCTTTTCAGTAAGAAACTTTAATAATAAGGCTAGTAATTCTTTAGACTTACATTATACTATGACAGATATTGTAAATACTATAAAAGAACAATTAAAACAAAAAACTTTATTTTTATTAGACAGTAATTTTAGAGAAAATCCAAATCAAAATAACCCAGATGATGAAAATTTTACGATAACAATAAAAAAAGGAAATAAGTCTATATATGAAAGAATCCTATCTGCCGATGTCTATCCCCCAAAAGTTAGATACACCGTAGATATTAGACCACAAATTTCTTACATTCTAAGAGAATTAACAGACACTTTGTCAACAAGAAAAGTTATTACTAACTACCAAGATTATTCACTCATTGTGGGTGAATAAAGTATTTATTATTAAATAAAATTACACATGAGTGAAACAACAAATTTTGGGTATCTAGGATATACCTTTCAATTAAAATTATTAAATCTAATTATTACTGATAATACTTTTTTTCAGTCAATAATTGATGCAATCACTCCAAAATATTTTGACAACCAATATTTCAGATTAATTATGCAATTAATTAAAGAATATTATGAAAAATACCAAACAGCACCATCTTTTGATGCTATAGACCAATTAACAAGAATAGAAATATCTTCAGAAATGGCTAGAAAAAATATCTTTGATATGATAAAAGATATTAAAGATGCCTCATTTGAAGACCATCTATTTATTAAAGAAAAATCTATAAAATTCTGTAAACAACAAGAATTGAAAAAAGCCATTAGAAAAGTAGAAAGTATAATGGAAAAAGGTGAATTTGAAAATTATGATAAATGTGAAGAATATATTAGGGACGCAATTAAAATAGGTGAAGGAGATGTGGGTAGTTTTGAAATTTTTACAGAATTAGAAAAATTACTAGAAGATGATTATAGACATCCATTACCTACCGGAGTGGATGGTTTAGATAATATTTTAAATGGTGGGTTAGCTAAAGGAGAAATAGGTGTAGTACTAGCACCTACAGGTGTGGGTAAAACCACAATGTTAACTAGATTTGCTAACACAGCATTTAATATGGGATACAATGTTTTACAAATATTTTTTGAAGACAATCCAAAAATAATTCAAAGAAAACATTTTACTTGTTGGACGGGAATACCAAATGACAAGTTAGCTGAACATAAAGAAACTGTACTAGATAAAGCAGATGAAATGAAAAAAACTGGAGGTAAATTAATATTAAAAAAATTACCATCAGATGAAATGACAATGTTACAAATTAAAAACCAAGTAAGAAAAATTATTTCTGAAGGTACAAAAATAGACATTGTTCTTATAGATTATATAGATTGTATATTACCAGACCGTTCATTTAATGATGAATGGAAGGGAGAAGGTTCTGTCATGAGAAAATTCGAAGGTATGTGTCACGAGTTAAATATTGCTGGTTGGACAGCAACACAAGGTAACAGGAGTTCAATATCATCAGATGTTGTAACCACTGACCAAATGGGAGGCTCAATTAAAAAAGCACAAGTTGGACACGTAATAATATCTGTAGCTAAAACTTTACAACAAAAAGAAATGGGATTAGCTACCATAGCAATCGTTAAATCCCGATTAGGAAAAGATGGTATTATATTTGAAAATTGTAAATTTGATAATGGTACCTTAGAAATCGATACTGAAACAACACAAACATTCTTAGGCTTTGAACAAGAAAAAGTTGACAGAAATCGTGAGAGAGTGGCTCGAGCTCTACAAAGAAGAGAACA